CCCCGCCAGGGGCTGCCCTCCGCCTCCGCATTTGGACGGCTGGCCTTGTGCCCCGGTTCCTTCATGATGGAGAAAGCATGCCCGGATGAAAGTTCCTCGGCGGCCTCCGAAGGAACCTTGCTGCACGCTTATATGGAACAACTGCTGACCGGCGAGCCCTGGGAAGGAACCCCGCTGACGGCGGAACAGGTGGAGCTTTGCGAACGCGCCCTGCGTATGTTGGACGGGGTGAAAGAGATGATCAAGAGAGACAATCCCGGCGCCGTATTTCATCTGGTCTCCACGGAACAAAGAGTGTTTTACCGCAATTTGTTCGGGACTGCGTACTATTCCGGGCAGTGGGACGCCCTGTTTGAGGTGAATTGCCCCGATTCCAGCTTCATGATGGTGGCAGACTGGAAGTTTGGCCGCGTGGAGGTGGATTCCGCCGAGGCGAACCGCCAGCTTGAAGCCCTTGTCCCTTTGGTGGCCCAAAAGGAACATGATGACTATGTCGTTCATCAAGGTATTTACGCGGCTATCATCCAGCCGCGGGTGGCTGGTCCGGCATCCGTTGCGTTTTACGATGCCGAAGCGATTGACCAGGCCGAACAGAGGTCTCTTGCCGTCGCCAAGGCAGCTACGGCCCCGGACGCCCCGCGCTATTGCAGCGAGGCAGCCTGCCGGTATTGCCGGGCCAAGGCGGTGTGCCACGAAGCTGCGTCCATGGTGGAACAGGCTTCCCTGATCGCTACGGACCGGGATAAGTGGGAGCTGTTTTCCCCTGCCGAGAAGGTTCAGGCTTACCGCCTGGCGAAGACGGCAAAGAAATGGGCGGCTGCTGTGGATTACCGGTTTGAACAGGATGTGGCCGCCGGCCTGATTCCCGGTTTTGAGATGGCGCCCGGACGCACCAGTTTCACGGTAACGGATCCTTCCGGGGCGTTTTCCGCGTTGAATGCCGTGTTCCCGGACGAGGTGACGGCGGAAGCGTTTGCCGGATGCTGCAAAGTCGGCATCACGGAACTGGACAGACTGGTGCACGCGGTCCGTAAAGCGGCGGATCCGAAGGCGACCACGAAGGCCAGCCGCGAATGGCTGCGGCAGTTGCTGGCGAAGTATGGCGAATCGAAAACCACGAAGGGTTCCGTGAAGGAAGTGGAAGGAGGTGCGGCATGATGACCACATTGACCATTACCTTGCCCCACACGCCTCGGGAACTCTCGCCTAACGCCAAGACTCCCCTCACGCAGAGGGGGGCCATTGTAGCCGGGTACAAAAAGACGGCTGCCAAGAGCCGCGCCCGGAATATAGCCTGGGGCAGGACTTGTGAAGCCCTGAATGGCCGCAGGATGCTGCCCACGCATTACCGGGTGGTCTGGTATTACAAGGGCAACAAGCCGGACGCGGACAACTGCCTGGCGCGCTGCAAGGCGTATCTGGACGGGGCCTGCAAGGCTATGGGCATCGACGACCGGACGCTGGACTGCGCCGGGATTGACCGCGTGCATGACATGGCCCACGCCGGCAAGGTGGAAATCGTGTTTGAAAGGAGGGACGATGAAAATGAAACTGACGCCTGAACAGAAAGCTTTTTTTGAGTACGGGGAACTGTTTCAGCTCTGGAAGGATGCCCGTAGGTGTGTCTTCTGGCATGAAGAGTCCCATGAAGATATACGCCGGGAAATAGTCCAAAAGGTCTGGCAGAAGCGTGCCGCGTGCAGGGCGTTTATGGTCTCAAATGACTGTAGCAAGTGTATTCATCGCCTCAATAAATCTCCCGATGGGAAATGTGGCGGCTGCAAATGGGACATATCTTACAAAATTGTTAAATCACGTTGGGAGCCGAGAAAGGAGGGGGAATCATGAAATACCTCTCCGTCTGCTCCGGAATTGAGGCCGCATCCGTGGCATGGGAGCCCCTGGGATGGGACCCCGTGGCTTTTTCCGAAATTGAACCTTTTCCGTCCGCCGTCCTCGCCGAGCGGTTTCCGGACATTCCCAACCTCGGCGATATGACCAAATACCATGAATGGAACATACCAGCAATTGGCCTTATGGTCGGAGGAACCCCCTGCCAGGCGTTCAGCGTCGCCGGAAAGCGAGGCAGCCTCGCCGACGACCGGGGAAACCTGTGTCTCACCTTCTGCCGCATGGCGGACCATTTCAAGCCCAAGTGGGTGCTGTGGGAAAATGTCCCCGGAGTCTTATCTACGCCGGATAATGCGTTTGGATGCTTCCTGGGCGCTCTTTGCGGAGCTGACGCCCCCGTCATCCCTCCAGGGGGAGGGAGGAAGCACCCCAATAGCGGTGTGGTGGCCGGACCAAAAAGAACCGTGGCGTGGAGGGTGCTTGACGCCCAATGGCACCGAGTACCCCAGCGAAGAAAACGTGTGTTTGTCCTGGCTGTGGCAGGCGCTGGAAACTGGGCCAGTGCCGACGCGCTTTTACCTGTCGGCGAACGCGTGCCGGGGAATCTTGAGGCGTGCCGAAAGGCGTGGAAAGAAGCTGCCGGAAATGCTGGAAGCCGCTTTGAGGGCTCGCATTGGGATGGGGGACGGGTCCACCCCACCTTGTTCGCCCACAAGTCAGGAGTCGGCATGAGCGACCAGGAGATTTTCAGGCAGCGGGGGGCGTACCTGGTGCCTGATGTGGCGCCGTGCGTTACGGCTCATTGGGCGAAAGGGACGGGCGGGCCAGCAGGGGACGAGTGTCAAAATCTGGTAGTATTTGAAAACCACGCCCAGGATTCCCGCGTCCGAGAAATGGGAGATGTCTGCTCCACCGTGTCGGCCAAGTACGGCACAGGGGGCGGCAATACGCCGATTGTGGTTTTTACCCAGAACGACGCGGGACGGGATGCCTCTATTGACGTGGCTCCAACGTTGCGGAGCGGTCATGGAGGCGGAGCCGTCAATCAATGCGTGGCCTACAATTATGTCGTGCGCCGCCTGACGCCGCGGGAGTGCGAGCGTTTGCAGGGGTTCCCGGATGACTGGACATTGATTCCGTGGAGGGGCAAGCCCGCCGCGGATTGTCCGGACAGTCACCGCTATAAGGCTGTGGGAAACAGCATGGCCGTGCCCGTCATGTGGTATATCGGAAGGAGAATTCAGATTGTGGAAAGGAGGATGGAGGCATGAAAGCCATTCTTGACGCCTGCTGCGGCTCCCGCATGTTCTGGTTTGACCGCCGCCATCCTGACGTGGTGTTTATGGACCGCCGGGAGGAAACGCACCTGATTCACGCCGGGGAATCGTCCTGGCTGGGCAAGAAGTACGGGAAACTGGACCGGAAGACATGGAGGGATGATTTGAAGGCCGGATTCCGGGAGTGTTTCCGGGTTTTGGAACCGGGCGGCATTCTGGTGTTCAAGTGGTGCGAGGATCAGGTTTCAACCGCGGAAGTTCTGAAACTGGCCAGCCATGAACCTTTGTTCGGACACCGCCGCGGGAAGACCGTCTTCCTGGTCTTTATGAAATCTACAACCCCCAACTGACGCTTTTTTGATATGGCCGGAGACTGGATCAAAGTGGAAAAAGAACTGAACGATAAGCCGGAAGTGCGCCGCATGGCCCGCGCTCTTCATTTATCCAGGTTCGACATTGTAGGACGTCTTGTTTCCGTATGGTCCTGGGCGGACACTCACTCTTTCACAGGTTCCGGGATGGACATCTCGGAAGAAGACATTGACGACATTGCGGACCTGAACGGGTTCGCCGATGCGCTTCGCCAGGTGGGCTGGCTCAAGGGACGCGCTGCCTCCCTTGAGTTCCCCAACTTTGGACGGCACAACGGCCAATCCGCGAAACGCCGCGCAATGGAAGCAGAAAGAAAACGCCTGGAAAGAATGGGTTACGACGATAATGCGGACAAACGTCCGCACAGGAAGAGGACAACATGCGGACAACATGCGGACCAGAGAAGAGAAGAGAAGAAAGAAAACATTGTCCCTCTAACGAGGGCCAATGAAAAAGAAAAACGCGCCATTCCGTTGCCGGAGACGTCCGAAGAGGTGGAGGCTTTCCTGACAGCAGAGGCCTTCAAAGGGGCTCTTCCTCTTCAACATTCCGATGTTAAACAAATTGCTTTGCTTTTCTTCAACGACCGGGAAGCTTCCGGATGGGTAGACAGGCAGGGGGTGCCGGTAGCCAATTGGCGGGCCGCTGTGAGGGCGTTCGCTTTGCGATACCTCGACAACATCCGGAAAAGAAACACTCCGGAACCACAACAAACTACTCAACAATCAAAAACTTATGGCTATTAACATGAACAATGTACATTCCGCCGCCGCCATGTGCGACGACCAGGAAATAGCCGGGATCCTGAACCGCCTGGAAGCCTTGGTAACGGACGACCCGGAAACGGAGGAACGCGCCGCCCTGGAGGCAGCCATGAGGGAAGAGCTGCAGCGCCGGGAGGACGAGTTCTGCCTTCTGTCATCTTCCGGATTCCCGCGCCGGGCCCTGCATGCCCTGGATACGTTGCCGGACGGTGAAACGCCGTGGAAAGCCGCCAGGCGTCGCGTAAGCGCGCTGGTGAAAACGCCCGGCGCGATTGTAGCGCTGCATGGGCCATGCGGCACGGGAAAAACCGTCATGGCTTCATCCATTGCCCGCGGGCTGACGCGCCTTGGCAGGTCTTGCCGGTACAGCAAGGCTTATGATTTTTGCCTTGCCCTGCGCCAGGACGAAAAAGCTCGCGAAAAGGGTGTGATGTCCCGTTTCAAGCGGCCCTACTTTCTAGTTCTTGACGAATTCCACGAGCTGAAGCGTTCAGACTTCGCGGCCTACTCAATCGATAGGCTGGTAGATGCCCGCTTCCAGTCAGGGAAACCCACTTGCATCATTTCCAACCTCCGGGCGGAAGAGGTTGAACCTGCGTTGGGTCCCGCCATTGTCAGCCGGATGCATGAAGCCGGAGGCGTCATCACCTGCGAATGGGCTTCTTTCCGGGAATTGAGAGAAGAAGCGGAACAGGGAGGATGAAGGATAATTGACTGTCACCCATTGAATCTTGATTCAGTTTCCATGAACCATTAAACTACAGCCGCAGGAAAAAGAAACCTACCACCAAAAGAAAACCGGGGCGGCCGAGCCTCTACACCGAGGAACTGGCCGCCGAGATAGCCACCCGCCTTGCCAACGGCGAAACCATGAAATCCATCTGCTCCGACGACCACATGCCGGAGGTCTGGACGGTCTGGAACTGGCGTGAAACAAAGCCGGAGTTTTCCAAACTCATTCAACGCGCGCGGGAAGCGCAGTCGGAAGCTATGATTGACGCGTGTCAGGAGCTGGCCGATGAAGCCGCAAAAGTCGCCCTCAACACGGAATGCGGCTCCGCCTCCGTTGCCGCGAAGAAGCTCGCCATTGAAACCCGGCTGAAAGTCGCCGCCCGCTTCGCTCCCGAAAAATTCGGAGACCGGGTCCGCCAGGACGTCGCCGGCGTTCCCGGCGCGCCGCTGGAACGGAAAATCACGCTGGACCCCGAGCAGCTTGCCCAGCTTCAGGAAGACGAGAAAACCGCGCTGGAAACCATCGCCGGCAAACTCCATCCCTAACCCGTCAGGACACGGTTACCCGTCAGCTTCTTTCTGCGCCATATCCTCCGCCTCGACCCCTATCCCTGGCAGGTGGAGGCCATCAAGGCGTTGTCTCTCGGCAAGCTGACCCTGGGAGGGAAAAGCGTCGCGCTCGTCGCTCCTAACGGTTCCGGCAAGACGAGCAACTGCATTGCGCCGGCCATCCTGTACTTTCTCACCTGTTTTCCGCGGGGACAGGTCCCTGTTACGTCCTCATCCTGGATGCAGGTCGAAAAGCAGCTCTTTCCGGCACTCCGCCGCTACATGGACAATCCCTTTTTCGCGGGATGGACCTTCAACAAGACGGAGATCCGCACGCCGGAGGGAGGCTTTGCCGTGGGATTCTCCACCGACAACGCCGGACGAGCGGAAGGGTGGCATCCGAAAATCTCGCCCGACGTGGACCCGGTCTTTTACGTCCTGGACGAGGCCAAGACCATTCCCGACTCCATCTTCACTGCTGTTTCCCGCTGCACGCTCTTCCACGCGTTCATCACCTCGTCGCCGGGCGCCGATTCCGGCACCTTTTACGACTGCTTCCACAAAAATTCATCCCTCTACTACAAAATCCGCGTCAAATACGAGGACTGCCCGCATATCGAAATCAACGACCCGGGCAAGGCCGAACGCCTCAAAAAAGAATACGGCGAGCAGTCCTCCTTCTACCGTTCCGCCATCCTCGGCGAATTCACCGACCTTGACGGACAATCCGTCATTTCCCGCCGCGCTCTCATAGAGCTGGTCAACAACCCGCCTCCCTTCCTGGACACCGGAGAGACCTGCGGCGGCTTCGACTTTGCCGCAGGGGGTGATGAAAACGTCTTTGCGGCCGGGCAGGGCAACCGTTTTTTTATCGCCGACCACTGGGCCGACCCGGACACCGTAGGAGCGCGCGG